GTGGGAAGTTGTGTGCATTTCTTTCATGCATTACTTCCATACCTAAGTTTGCTCTGTTTAGAACATCACCCCATGTAGGAATGATTTTTCCGTTAACATCAACAACTGATTGGTTGAAGTTAAATCCGTTCAAGTTGAATTCCATTGTACAGATACCCATAGAGGTTAACCATACACATACAACAGGGAAAACTGCTAGGAAGAAGTGAAGACTTCTTGAGTTGTTGAAAGAAGCATACTGGAAGATAAGACGACCAAAGTAACCGTGAGCAGCTACAATGTTGTATGTTTCTTCTTCTTGTCCGAACTTATAGCCGTAGTTTTGACTTTCTGTTTCTGTAGTTTCTCTAATTAAAGATGATGTAACTAAGCTACCGTGCATTGCACTGAAAAGACTACCACCGAACATACCTGCAACACCAGCCATATGGAATGGGTGCATTAGTATATTGTGCTCTGCTTGGAACACGAACATGAAGTTGAACGTACCTGAGATACCAAGTGGCATTCCGTCAGAGAAAGATCCCTGTCCGAAAGGATACACTAAGAATACTGCAAATGCTGCAGATACAGGTGCTGAATATGCTACACATATCCAAGGTCTCATTCCTAATCTATATGATAGTTCCCACTGTCTGCCCATGTAAGCAGAGATTCCAATAAGGAAGTGGAAGATAACCAACTGATAAGGACCACCGTTGTACAACCATTCATCGACAGTTGCTGCTTCCCATATAGGGTAGAAGTGTAGACCTATAGCGTTTGAAGATGGAACAACTGCACCAGAGATGATGTTGTTACCATACATGAAAGAACCCGCTACTGGTTCTCTGATTCCGTCGATATCGACAGGAGGTGCTGCTATGAAAGCAACGATGAAACATGCTGCTGCTGCGAGTAAGCATGGGATCATGAGTACACCGAACCAACCAACATAAATTCTGTTGTCAGTTGAGGTTACCCATTCACAAAACTCTGGCCATCCTGCTAGGAGTCCACCAGATTTGCGTTGAGTTGAAAGAGTTGTCATTAGTAAGACGTTTAAATAGGGCATCAGGGAAGATGCGATATTTATTTCCAGTAATCCCTCACTACTGGATAGAAAGACGAAGTATTATACTGCCTATAGGTCTTGGTTTGAGAGCAGTTTATAGTCAGGGTTACGATAATTTCGAGTCCGTACTAAATGGTGAGGAAATCCTCACTTGTATATATTATATATCATTTTGTTAAGTTTTGTCAAGTAAGCAATATTACTCAATAAGTTAACCTGATATTACATATAATATTAAGCTATGTGTTTTCTTACTGTTCCTTTGAGTCCTGCTTCCTTTAAATATTTCCTACCACCTGCTGAAGTGTCAAATATTTTTGCAAATCTTTTGTCTGGATTCCATGCTGTATGTGAAACCAAATACTCTAGGTAATCATCTACCTTTCTAGTTGCAACCCACTTGATTGCATTACCTTTATCTGCTGCCATGATAAAATTTTAATTCTGATCTATTTATGTGAATGGTATATGTGGTTTATTAAACTTGATACCAAACTTCTTTATAAGTTTATCTATAGAAAAATCTCCTGCTCCCAGTAAGAGAATACATAATGCTCCTCCCATGTATAGAACAAGAAGTTCTAGTAAGTATATATTAAATCCTGCTGTAACAATAGCATGATATATTGCTACACCTATTGTACCTACGATTGAAAGTGATGCTAGTCTTGTGAATAGTCCTGCAATCACTAACCAACTACCGTAGATCTCAGCATACGCTGCTATGTAAGACGATATTATTGGAAATGGAAATCCAATAGGTCTTACAAATGCGTCTGCAAAGTTCTCTATATCTGCTGTCTTCTCATAACCATGATGTATGAGCATGGTGCCTATTGATATTCTAAGTATCAGTAGACCTACATTCCTTGCCAAAAAGTATCTCCTATAGGTTGCATGTTTCTTGAGATAAAGAATAGTCCTAGATTACATACGAACCAGTTTAAATTTACTGCCCATACTTGTCTCCAAAGATATTTTCTATTAGTTTGAACAATAAAGTTATTCCTCTCATTTATTTCCCCAAAGGAAGAGAGAGGTCTAAATTTAAGAAACTGTTCTAAACCTAATGCAACTGCGAAACCAATTGCATATATGTAAAACACAAAGTTAAGAAAACTTGATGCGATTAGTAATGTTGGAATCATCCTACGTCTTGTAATTTTTGTACTACTGTTTGTTTTTGTATTGGTGCTACGTCATGTAGTCCTTCTGCACTATACCACGGAGCAGTCTCCCAGTCAAATCCTTCTCCGAATGTATTATCTGCCTCTGCAACGTACCAATGACATGCTGCGTCTGGTACATCTACTGCACACTTCTCCCAATCGTCAGACCATTGAGGTACTTGAACCCAAATAACAGGTTCTTTATCCATTGCATATGCTGTGGTAGTTATACCAAACAATATTGCAAATACTATTGACCACGAAAATATACGTGGTATCCATTTTAGTGGTATTGGTTTCATATCATTCCTACCATTCCTGCTGCTGTTCCTACAACAACGAAAAACCCAAACTCAATTAATGCGTAGTATGGGGAGTATGCTAAATTTTTCATGTACTTTTTAGATTGAGGGTTAAAAGATAAGACCTATAGTTCTTATGCGTATGCTACGCTGCCTACACCTGTGACAAGGTATAGAGTAACAAATGTTGTGAATAAAACGTGATACATTTTTATGCTCCTTGGTATACTGGTGTCATTACTCCACCACCTTGATCGTCATCATCATCGTCACCACTGATGGCACGAAGGAATAACTCAATGAATACTATGGCTCCTACTGGATAGAAACACCATAGTATTGCTTGGAAAGGTGATATAGCATTGTCTGCGACTAATTCGGTCATTAAACAAAACCAGGTATAATCTGACCTGTTGTTAAGTAAGCACCGATTGCTGCTACTAAACCTATCATTGCAAATCTACCGTTGATAGTTTCTGCAATTTGCTTTTCTTTTTCAATTGGTTTTGGTGTTGTCATTTTAAAATACTCCTGGTAGGATGTGTCCTGTGAATGTGTATGAAATTAATCCTGCAATCACTCCGATCATTGCAAGTCTTCCGTTTAATTTTTCTGCTTTTTGATCAAACATTAGAATATACCTGGTATGATTTGACCTGTTGTTGCGTATGCTCCAACTGCTGCTACGAATCCTAGCATTGCTGCCCATCCGTTAAATCTTTCTGCTTCTGGTGTCATTGTTTTTACTCCGTGTGATAAGTATAGGGGTTTAAAATATGCCAGGAATTACCTGACCTGTTAGTGCGTATGCACCTATCATCGCTACGAAACCGATCATTGCTAATTGTCCATTAACTGTCTCTGCATTAGTTGCATAGTCAATTTCAATTAGTTGAGGTTTTGGTTCGACAGGATACATGTTCTGTCTTCCACCACTTTCTGTAACAGTGAACTGAGACTTGTAAGGTGTTGTCTTCATTTGTTAACTAATGTAAAGTTATGTACATATTATATAGCAAATGTAAACTTTTGTCAACACCTTTTTTTAGGGTCTTATAATTATATTTCCTGATACGCTGACTCTTTGTCCATCAGTTTTCTTAGGGTAAACTGTGTGGATCATTTGTGATGGGAAGATTAAAACGTGTCCCTCACTGGATTTATCGATATCTACCTTCGTTCCTTTGTTATCTTTTATGAAATAAAATGGTGCGTCACCATTAGCACAGCTTATATAACAGCTAAAAGAATAAAATGAGTTCTCATGCATGTGAGGGTAGTGTTGGTCTCCTTTTTCCATAACATTTACCCAAGAATGTGTTATGTACAGGTTCTGTGTACCTTCTGTAGCAATTCCGTACCTCAGTTTATGAAATTCAAAAGCATGATCTATCAGTAACAAGATCCATTCTTTGAATGAATCAGGACATTGCATAGCATACTCCTGTCTGATTGATGCTTCAGCAGGATCGTCGTGTTTTATTTTCTTTTCTATTGCAATCTCAGATGCTTGTTGCATATCAGCAAAAACACTCTTAGGCATTTCAGCAACAAGTATGTCAGTTCCTTCTAAAAATCTCATAATAAAAAAGGGCAGTGTCCCTGCCCTTAGTAGTTGGTCTTCAGAAATATTATAACAACGCTTCCGAAAACCATCTAGATTAACGTCTATTGGCAAAGACGAATCTATTTATATGTCTGATGTAAATGATATTACATCTTTGAATCTATCGTCAGGAACAAAAGTTACATCTTCTCCCACAATATTGTGGTCTAAATCTTTTTTGATTCCTTTTAATTGTTGATAGATGTTCCAAATACTTTCTAGTTTTCTTTCTGGAAAGGATTCATTTTCTATTGCTGCTTTTAGCAACTCTTTAACTGATGCAACAGAGGCATCAAGTTTATCATGTGGTAGACCGCAAGTCATAGTTTTAATTAGGTAGCGTTGTGTGCGTAAGCAGCGACCTCTGGATCAGGGTCTAACCACTTGGTGTATTCAAAGTCTTCTATAGCAGTATCTAACTGTATAGAATTATCTAGTAGGTACATATCTCTGTACCTTTGAGTCCATTCATGGAACTTCTGTATTCTATAGTCGGGTTGACCATTAGGAAGGACACCCGAAGAGACGTATCGATAGGGGTAACGTTCAAAAATTACTTTCATAATAAAGATCAGATTCAAGATTATCAAGGAGGATTTCATAATCCTCGTCAACATTACCATAGAAATCGACACCTCGATCCTCGTAATGTCTCATAATTTTATTATACACCTTTGGAAACTCAATGTCAAGTACCAAATTTCTATTAATCGCTTGCTCCAAAATAGTTCTTTCGCATATATCTTCCCAGTATGTTGCTGTTGTAGAATTTAGGTGTGCCATCGGTGTCTGCCTCCGTAAGTACGTTGTTGAGAAAGAGTTGACGAGTCTCCTCATAGTTAACTCGTCCCTGTGTTTTATGTAGGCTTATAATTTCTCTTCTGAATATTTCTTTTCCAAATTGTTTAATGTCGTGTTTAAGTTCTGCAGAGCTTCCGTAATACCGCTTCCAGTCAGACTCTGACGTAACACGTCGCTTGCCTCCTTTAGGTTTTCGTTTCTGGTAGAAATACTTTCTTCCGATGTAGACCTTCCCATTTTGTAGATTTGTAATGCGGTAGACGAAACCGAAGAAATCATCAATATCGTCAGTAGTGAAAGCTGAACCTTGATATAGCCAGGGATTTTCATATTCAGTCGCAGAGTCCGTCTTCGTCGTTGATGTCAAGGTAAGTAGTAGTCCTGTCACTATTACTTATACTGTAAGCAGCAGTGTCCGAATAGACCTCTGCTTTCAGTTCTGCTATTGCTCTTTCTAGGTCAGCAACTAAGACCTTTAGATTTTTCTTTTTCATTTAACCTCCTACTAGTTTTGACCAATCAGCATCAAATAGTTCTAACCCTTTATCTGTGAGAATATGTTTGTACATTCCTGTAAAAACTTTGGGAGGAATAGTGCAAATATCAGCACCCACTCTAAAAGCAGAGGATACTTGACCGACCTCCCTAATAGATGCTGCAAGGACTTGGGTTTTAGATTGGTGTGTAGCGTAGACATCTGCTATCTCCTCGATAAGTTTTAATCCATCAAATGATTGATCGTATACACGACCAACAAAAGGAGAAACATATGTTGCTCCTGCCTTTGATGCTAGTATTGCTTGTGCTGTAGAAAAACATAGTGTAACGTTAACAGGGATGTCATCCTCTGATAAACTCTTACATGCTTTTAGACCTGCAGGTGTTAAAGGAACCTTGATAGTAATATTAGGTCCTATATCTACGTACTCATCTGCCATGTCTAGCATTTCTTCTGTAGTTTCACCTACAACTTCTGCTGAAATACTTGAGTGGAAAGGAAAGATCTCTGAAATCTGTTTGATTACTGTGACTGGATCATGTCCATTCTTTAGCATCAAACTAGGGTTGGTAGTAATACCATCAACTAATCCTGTATCAAAAGCATCTTTGATGAAGTCAGGATCAGAACAGTCTAAGAAGATTTTCATTTCATATTGTTATTTCCAATATTTATTATACCATAAAAAAGACCCCTGTCAAAGGGGTCAGTGTTTTGAAACAAACAATTTACTTTCTATAAAGTAGTTGGATCTCAGCGTTTATGATTGTGAGAAAGATTGCAGCTGCAATCATTATCTCTGCTGTGACAATCACTATGCGTTAGTAAGTTCTTTAACTTGTCTTACACCACGGTAAGTTAGTTCGACCTGATTACTATTTTGCTGAGTTTTGTTTCTGTTAGTGTCATACTTGACACCTCTATATGTGACTTGTGCCATTTGGTTTCTCCTGTAGGATGAGGTTGATTAGACCGTTCCTTCAGTCGGCTTTTGCGTCCCTACAATCTAAACCCTGAGTCATACCAAAGTCGTAATACAAATCAATGATCTCCTGTCTATCTTCTTTGCTAAGGTCAGGGTATGACTTAGCACGATCTACTAGAGTATTGATGTCTCCACAGGAGACTGTAATAACAGTGGCAATTAATGTGGGAATCATAAGGATGAACGTACCCGTTCCGAGTCGGCTTACTTGCGTCCGATGATATAAGCGTCACAATCTCCTGATACTTTGGTCAGAAAATAATCTATAAGATACTCTTGAGCATCAGACCTAAGATTCTTATCACTAAGTATCTCGATCCTATTTTGATTCCATTCTGAACAGGTCATTTCCCAGTGGGAAGCGTTGTGTTCAGCGAGGAGCGATGCCAAAAGTGTGACTTCAATCATTGGATGAACGTAATGTAACAGTTGTTACATTATTATTTATGTCATGGAACCCTTACAAAAGAGTTCGGATTGTTACACTTAAGGTAATCTTAAGAAAAGAGAGGGAGGTTGGAATCCTGTATACCAACAAATAACGGGCATTACTACAGTAGTAAAAACGTTATTGCCTGAGACCTGACTGGTTGAGTCGGTTCTACTTTCGTAGCAGCACCACCTGTGTCTCATCACCTTAACCAGCAGTTGCCAGTAAGTTTATTCAGTCACTCCCATGTTGCGTCCAACATTTATATTATAATACCTTACTATTTATATGTCAACCCCTTCATCCAAATCTTTTTCAACCTTCTTTATTGTGTCATCTAACTGCTGAAAAAACTTATCCATACCTGTCATTTCCTTGAACCCAAACATCTGTGCTGTATCTAGAATATGTTCTTTGACTTGTACAGCCTCTGGGTCATCTGATAATGATACACGGAAGAAAAATAACTTTTGCTTTTCTAAGAATAACTTTAACTTTCTCACATAATCTTTCTTTTCATCATCACTAAGTAATCTAGGACTCGACATAGTGTGTGCTAGATCATCTTGTATCTCTGCAAGTTCAGCAAGTGCTGCTCTAACCTGTGCCGATCTAAAAAATTCAGTCATCAATTTTTCCTCTGTACTTGTTCAATTAAATGTTTTTTATATTCTAGCATACTAATATTTAGAAAAGGAATATATTTTTTGATTTTTAAACTGACGGATTCCCACACTGGGTCGATCAATTTACTATCGTGTTCTTTCACATAAGAAAAAATATTCTCATAGATAATCATCTCTTCGATTGATATGTTACTTGAGAGATGTTCTTTTAATATTGGTGAGTGTCCTTTTTTACAAGAAAAGAACTCTTCGATATCATACTCTTGTACTATACGATCTGCGTTACTCTTAAATACTTCAAACAAATTATCCATTTGTTCTGACCACTTTGTATATGTCTTCTCTCCACTATCAATAATCATTCCAATCCATACACCTTGGGGATCAAATGTCTGTGTGAAATTTGCAAGAAAGAAGTTTTGTATCTCATGTTCTGTTTTCTTTCTTGACATTCTTTCAAAGAAGTATCTGTCCTTTCTCTTATGAAAGGCCGCAGTGGATGCTCTGGAACGACCACGATACTTGAAGTAATCATACTTTTCTTTTGTAAAGTGGTTTTTAAATGCCAGATAAGTTTTGTATACTTCAATCGGGGTCAACTGGTTCGACATTATCTAATTCTTCAATTGAGTCAACAGAAACTTCTGCTTCTCCTATACGATACCAATGTTGATCTATACCAATACTATCAGGTCTTACCCCAAGATATTCAAGGTCAGACCAATTATGTTCACGTAGCATTGCTTGTAAACGATAGTGTATTAATTCAGATTTAGAAGGCATTATAAAGGTAATTTTGCTCTGGATGTTTTCTTCATGAAGTTTAATTGTTGTGCATCATATTTTAATTTCTCTTTGAGTGGTTTCGAAATTAATTTAGACACAGAATCTACCTCTATCTTATTCTCTTCACAGAAGGTGATGATTGCATCAATATAATTAAAGTTGTTTGCCTTAACTATTTTTTCTACCTCTTCTGCAAATCGTGATTGACAAAGGAACTTCTCCTTCATGATGTCATCAACTTTAGTTGTCATATTCTCTTGTTTTGTGTTCGACAAATTTTTTAATGTATTTGGTAAGAAGTTTAATATACTCACCTTTGTCTCGCTTTTCGTAGACTTTGCATTCTCCATTTTCAGCTACCATAATAGTGATCAATTTTTTAACTGGAATACCAGTCATTTCAAAGTACATACATGCGTATGCTGTCTCTTGAACAAAATAGTTCTCGATCCATTCTTCGGGTTTAATTTTGGTTGAAGTCTTAAAGTCTATTACTGCAAGTTCTCCATCATACTCTGCTATACAATCAACTCGGCCTGCAAGACCAAAGTAATCGCTATATAAAGATTTCTCTAAAGCATGTATGTTATCTATACGATCAAGAAGTTCTCTAGATTGTAAAAATAAAAACTTAGTAGAAGGAAGAACATTATCTAATTTATTAATGTCTTCATTTCTTAAATAGTGTTCAACTAAATCATGATACTTAGTTCCTCTAAATGTAGATTCCCTAGTTATCTTATTTGCCTTTTCATCACCAACTCTTTTTCTCCATTCATAAAATATTTCACGATTGTAGAAACTTGTAACTGATGTGATAGATGGATATAAATCTCCTGATGGAACTCTGTAAAATCGAGTTCCATCTATACTAGTTGCTTCTAAATCAACTTCACCTTTTAAATAATCTAAGTGTTTAAACATTACATACCTAAAGCAATTTTAGTAAGGAGATAATTACGCACAAGGCCAGAACGGACAATATCATTAATATCAAATTCAATCGATTCAAAATCATCAGCCATAGATAGGATAATTTTTTTGAAATCTAGGATTCCGTTCCTTTCGTTGGTCTTTACAAGATCAGTTTGTGCAGCATCACCGCAGAAAATAATCTTTGTGTTTTCACCAACTCTTGTTATTATACTATCTAATTCATGAAAATTCAAGTTCTGCATTTCATCCACTAATATAATGCAATTATCCATTGTAGTTCCACGAATGAATGAAGTAGACCAGAATCCAACTGTCTCTTGAGTTTTGAGTGCACCATAAAGCATTTCAAAATCTTGATCAGATGGCAT